TCTCACGGGGTTGTGTTACCTGATCGCAATTATCATCCATCACGAATACATCTTCGCCCGTGAAGATAAATGCAGCAACAGGTGCGTCTTCACCTTGTTGTTGAATCAAACGATCAACAGATTCTTTAAGTTGTTGTAGAGTTCGTGCCATCAGTGGTGCAGAGTGATAAGGGCAGAGGCAAACTTGTCCTCATCCAGAGTCTCCAACTCATCTTCGGTCAGAGACAGCAGCAGAGAAACAATTTCAGCAAACGACATGGTGGGTTCTTTGAGTTCGGGGTAGAGAGTTTCAGTAATCATAATCACCTTTCAGGTATTCATCAAGGTTGAAATCTTTGCTGTCCTGCATCTCAGGAATGTCGAAGATTTCACCCGGAGCATCTTGAATCTCAGACCAGAGTTCGTCAAACATGGTGGGTTTCCCTCTCAACAAAGATAGTATGGCACGGGTTGGGGGGCATCTCAACCCCCCGTGTGCCACCTTGTCAACCGGCACACTGGAACCGACCGTGGTTGAAGTTAGCATAGCTGAAGACCTCACGATTCACCAGTTTGAACATACCAAACTCATTGGTCATCACGTAACCCTCAGCATCAATACGGTTTCCGTTGATGTATGCTGCAGGACCATCATTGCGGCAGAGATGCAGACAATCATCTTTGATAGACTTAACCAGTGCCCACAGTCCAATCAGGTTAGGGTCACAATCAAAGTCGGCAGCAACGATAGTATCACCCGAACGAATGCAGGCGTTCAGTTGCTGTTTGATCTTTGCCGCTTCCTTTACAGAAACAAACTTCACAGCAAGTGCCATCACACGGGCAAACTTTACCACTTCCTCTACATCATCAAAGGTCACGGTTCCGCTGCTACGATTCCAGGGGTCGTGCAGAATGTATGCTTCAGGTTGCACAAACTTGACGTGTTCGGTATCATTCCAAATGCTACGGTCAGGCATTGCCACAGCATCACGAAGGTCGCTCTCGGCATAATAGCAAGTGTGAGGAGCGATGATAATGTTCTGGGTTACAATGTCACCGAACTTATAGGTAATGGTGTTCGGAGTGTACTCATTCAATCCACCGAAACCAATGAAATCACCCTGATAGATTGTCTTCACACGGGGCAGATGATCGAAGCAGCAGTGCAGAATCTGCGCTACATTACCCTCATGGTTTGCATCAATGTCCTCATGCGATTCATTGATCTTAATTTTAACTTTGTTGAAGACACTTTTGGTGCCAACGAAGAAGTTTCCGGTGGCAGGATTGGTACCCCAAACAATAGCAGGCGCACCATCAATCTTGACACTGAGAGTGCCAGAATTCACGAACCAATCCAGAACGGAAAGGTCTCCCGTCAGGATGGTGTCTTCGGGGTGTTCGAGGTGGGTGTTTTTCATACTGCTATTGTAAGGGGTCTGCAGGGGGTCTGGGGGGAACCGTGTGCAGTTCCCCAAGTGTCACAGTGTCAGTTGAGACGCATACCACTGAAGAAAGGAATTGCACCTCCATTCGGTACACTCACAAACCAATTAAAGTTCTTTTGAAATACACGCTCACCATCAATCCCGTGCCCACACAGAATAGCATTCAGGCGAGATTTGGTCGTTTTGGTTTGATGATTGCCATCGAACAATTGAATCCAGCACGAACCAATCTTGGCAATCAGGTTACCGTGCAGAAAGACTTCGGCAACCTGAGCAGCACCATCCCAGCAGACTTGCGTATTATCAGAGCACCAATTCTTGCCAGCGGCAATAGCATCGTTCATTTGGCGTTCGATCTTACGCATCGGAGAAACCTCATCAACAAACGTAGTATGGCACGGCAGGGGCACCAGCGCAACCGGTAGGGTGCCAGTTCACGAAGTGGCACAGGACCCCTTCCGCTGCCGCCTGGCTGCCCTATAATAGGTTCACAAGGGAGAGAGGGGCGGGGTAGCCCTGATGACGCAAACGGTCGCCACCGGGGCAGCTTTGAAATAGTAGGTAAGATATAAAAAAAAGGAAAGGGCACCACCCCTTTCCTTATAACCTCTACCACCCATTCGATTGGTATAATTAGCACCACAGGAGTAACTTTCAATGAAGAGAGAGGCAAACTCATTCCTCTCTGTATTATATCACACCTCAGAAGTTACTGTCAAACACGTAACCATCCACGAAATCAAAATCATAATAGAGACTCTGCTCCCAAGTTGCCTCCCAATCAACGACAAGAAAGGAAGGAACATCACCGTAGACATCGTTATAATATTCTTCGGCAAAGTCAGCACCCGAATCATAATGCCCACGGTAGGCGTCACGTACACTTTCAACGTTGGCGATGCCGTGATAACCTACGAATGCATCCACTACATCATAACCCAGGTCCTCACCTTGAGTCACGTACTCTTCATAGAATGCAACGAAATCTTCCTCGTTGTTGTTGTCGATGAACTCCAGGATATCATCGATGTAATAGTTGTCTTCCAGCAATTCATCGATCTTCTCAACAGTTTGAGCAGCGAAGATTTCTTTGTAGTTGGCGGTCAAGGTAACGCTCATCGGTGGTTTTCTCAGGAACGAATGTAATATAACAGGGTTGGGGGTCTCTTGCAACCCCCTGTGTGCCAGTTCCTCAACCGGCACAAGTCAGCAGTTCAGGAGCACATTCCTTCACTTCCCCCAGGAAATGTTCATCACTAAAATCTGCAAGATTTGCATCCATCAGAACGAATACCAATTCCTCTAGATCTTTACGATCCAGATTATCAATCGTGTGATTGATGTAAGCATCTTGGAGTTCTTCGCGGTTAAAAGTCATGAGTGTCTCAGGAACGAATGTAATTTAACAGGATCTGGGGCGGTTGTCTAGGGGGTATGTGCCAGTTTCAGAATTGGCACATTACACAAACTCGGCAATGTAATAATCTAGAGGCAGCTCCAATTCTGCCGCCTTACGTTCCCATTCTGCCCATTCTTCAGGTTCGGCATCATTAATAAAATCTTCGAAAGTGTAATCAAAAGCAGGTCCACACATAATCAAACAATCTCCGCAGTAACAGGGTTTTGAGCATCAGCAAGCAGAAGTTTATGAATACGATCTGCTTCCTCTAAAACATCATCATCCAAACGATCCCACTCCACCCAATCATAAGCAGAATAGGTCGTTTCGTATGAACCATCGGACAGAAGCGGAGCATACATCAGGACCCGGTTATTGTCAGGGTCCAGAGTGTACGTGCAACCGTTGATTTGAGAGATGGCAAAAACCATTGAATTCCTCAGCAACAAATGTAATGTAACAGGGGGCGGCGCATTCTGCAACCGCCCTTGTGCCAGTTCCTAGACTGTCACAGTATCACCAATCACAGAAACTTCCACGCTTTTAAGATTCAAACCAACCAATTGATTGTTAACACGTTGGCAAATAACTTCGGTAGGATTCTTCAACTTAGAGCGTTCATACCAGATAGTACAACAACCGTCGTTCGTTGTAACCTTAACACGAATGTCCTTCATTGAGTGTTTTTGTTTGGTATGTAATTAAGATATCAGGTCTCAGCGGCGTTTGGTAGTTTTCTGTGCCACTTTCACAACCGGCACATCGGTATTCAATTGTGCCTGCAGTTTCTCCACAATATTGTCAACGAACTGCAGAACGGTTTGAATCACCTTACGAGTCCTTTCTGCCCCGTTGTTCTCATTGAACGAACGCACAGCAAATTGTACAATTCCCACAACAATTGCGGCGATGGTAGCAACATTTAAAACCAGAGTTTGATAGAATTTAGCGGCAAAGAGTTTCATAATATTTGGGGTGGGAGGAGAAAATGTAGAGAATTCCTCAACCACGAATGTAATCTAACACAAAAAACCCCCTGATCAAGGGGGTCTGTGCCAGTTCTTAAAGTGTCACATTACGTATAGGGTTCGAATTCTTTGATGCTACTATAGACATCTTCGTCACCTTCGAGTTCTAGTAACTCTTTCCAATCCATATTCTCTAGATCTAGATCATCATAACACATGATGTCTAGCGTAACACGTACTAGGCGTTTTTGTGCAATCATGATACGTAATGTGTGATGTGTGATGTGTCTAGATTATATCATGCATAATGTCGATATGCAAGCGCTTCGAGATCATATGCATCTCGTGCGTAGTCCTCGTCGAGATCTAGTGCATCTTGTGCATAATACTCGTCGAGATCTGCATAATCATTGGTGTATGTATAGTCGAGATCGTAGTCGTCGTACATAAGCTCGTCGAGATTGTATGAACGTTGTTAGTATAGCACAAAGCTCGACGAGATGCAAGTATGATGTCTCGTCGAGATTATGATAGTATATATGCATTCTCGACTAGATTTTATGTAGTATTGTGTATTTCTCGTCTAGGTTTGCTGATATTCTAGACTAGATTCTAAGGATTGTCAAGCCCTGAGGCGGTCTTATGTGGGTCTCGGCACATTTTCGCGGGGTGGGGGTTGACAAATTCGAAGTCTTATGGTACGCTCGCTTTACTCACAAGAACTCAGAGCATTTATCAATAATATCTCACAATAACTTAGAAGAATCAATATTTATAAGTATTCCACAGATTTATACACTTCTCCACACCTTTTTCCACAGAATGTTATAGAACACTAACATACATTCTTTTAAACATTACAGAACGTAAACTCAATATTAAACAAATAATCAATTCTCCTACACTATGCAATATATCAATTATACCATACTATATAATCAATAACAATACCATACAATACACATGTCAAGAGGCATCATTTACCTCATCATTAACAAACAAAACGGGCACAAGTTCATCGGAAACACCACACTTCCAATGAACAAAGAATGGGTGAATCACATTAATCACTCCAAGAGAATGTCCTCCGAACCAGTACACAAGGCATTCCGTCAGTATGGTGTACACAACTTCATGATAAAAGAATTAGATGAATGTGATACCTCAGAATTCAATGATAAAACAAACTACTGGATTGAACAATACAAACCAGAATACAATCCCATCATTACTTCTCCTACTCCTATCATTGAACAGGTAAAAGAGATTAAAACTCCTCCCCCTCAAAAGGTAAAAAGAACACAACAGGCACCTCCACATCTTCAACCATGGAATGAACATACCCGTGGAGATGGTAAACACTTTGGTCTTAAGATACGTGGTAAGAATCTTGAAACCGGTGTATGTACAGACTATGAATCAGCAAGAGTAGCGGCAGAACAGGTTACTGGCAATCCGAGAAACAATTCCAACATTCTACTTGCCGCCAGAACTGGTCGCAAGGCATATGGGCACAGATGGCAGATATTAGAAGATAAGAAGAAAAAGAAGGCGGTGTTTGGTGTAAGTAAAAGAACCGAACAAATTGAGGTTCGATGTGAAAGTATGTCAGCTGCTGTGCGTCAATTTGAGAGTACCGATAAGCAGGGTATTCTCAAGAGCTTACGCAATCCCGGACGTTACAGTTGGAAGGGTTATTATTGGTTTTATGCCTAGAGTCTCGGTCCCAGTCTCGGATTAAAATACTGGCAGAACTTCGACTTCCTTACAACCCTGTGATTCAATTACAGTCTTCCAGAAGAATGCACTCTCCACATCTAAAAAGACAACTGACTGTTTACTGTACTTTCCTTTCTTCTTTGGTTTCTGATAGGTTACACTGTATTTCATAATTTGGAAAATGATGAGTACGAAGAGCATTATACACAATGAATCCATTTGTGATTAAAATGGACAGAAACATAATCAGTCGAACAAGTGCAACCTGGTCCGCTTCTTTATCGGTCTTACCTGCCTTTTCACCTAATGACTTTGCAATGATTCTCCACAGATTATTTTTCGGTTTCTTCATAATCATTCACGATTTGAATATCTTTCCATTGATCCGGATACACCAACATACAAACATCCCGGACCTTGTGCTCATAGGTTGCAACACAAATGGTAACGTACTGATTTGAAATGAATCTAATCACTCCGGTCTGTTCCTTGTACTTGACCAATAAACCCTCCGTAAATGTCATCATACAAAACACATCTCCAGTGACGTTTTCTTCAGTGGCATTGCCGAATAAGGAGTTGTATTATCTATATGAACCTGATTGCCAATACTTTTGGAATTGACAGGGGCATAGTATTCTTTTTTCTTTAGAGAATAGAATCCCCATATCGTTTTTGTCGGAGCACCCAGATTGTAATCAAACTTACGAGTACAACACAACCAAATACGAATCACTCTTGTATTGAATTGTTCGTACTCATAAAAGTATTCTTTTGTGGGCGGTTTGTGTGGAAACTCGGCAATCATCAGGTTGTAAATGCCTCCAGAATGCCGGACTCGTATTCATCAACAAGTGCAAATTTCTGGGCGTTCACCACACGTTCCATAATACGATCCGTATAGCGTTCATCAAACTGTTCCTCATTTGCAAGAATCTCAAATGCCTCGGTATCACTTCCGGCAATCAGATTGACAATGCCACCGTATTCGGAAGAAGGAAACGGAACCCAGTAATCGACAATGTAAAGACTTTTCATTTCTTAAATTAAATTACTCCTTGATTTTAGCAGAATGTTGGTGACAAGTCAACTGGCGTTTGAGTTCAATCTGAATTGAAATTAAATGAGAATACAAATACTTTTGATACTCATTTCCGTGCAACAGAGATGTCAGATTATCCACCTGATCCAGTGCAAGTAAAATCTTAATTTGATCGGTCATACAAACTCCTGCAGATAATAATCAACACTGACATTCAGTTCGGATGCCTTTTTCTCAATTTCATTCTGAACAATTTCTTTGGCATTGTTTTCATATTTCAGATATGCCTGTCTACCCTCATGATAGTATTCCTCCACATCGGAATGCTTCATGAAGTCCTTGAATGCCTTGATAAACTCAAGAATGTCCTTATCGTTCATTTGGCGTAACGGCAATCGGGGTGAGGTGAAGGAAGTGCGGCACATGCCTGATCATATGCTTTAAAGAGTTGTTGATCACGTTTAATCAACACTCCGTTCCACATGAGAATGGCAATGAATGCAAGAAAGATGTAGGTAACTTCTTTGGATTTCATCAGCAGGCACCTGCCATAGGGTTGACATTCTTCACTTCGGTATTGAATCCGGTCACTTCCCAACCCATACCAATACGCTCTTCCATCTCACGCTCAAAGTCACGTTTGGTGATACACTTGTAAGACATGGTATCCACACCCTGAAACTTCAGCACCTTGAACACAAACTGAGTGCTGTCTTTGATGGGATAGTAATCAACGGTCATGGAAGGTTTGCCGTCGATCTTGGAAATGCAGGACAGTTGCACGGGGCGCTCCGTTGATTACCTTTGTATTATAGGTCAGAAGGACGGCACGACATCGTACCGTAGACCAGTTTGCGAAGTGTCCACCTGCTCCCAGAGGGCATGAAGTTTGTCATACAGTGCCGGAACACTTCCGTAGTCTTTTGCAAGATAAATTTCGTCAATACTCTCCAGATTCTGCAGTGCCGACAGGAGAATACCTAACTCATGTGCATTTAGATTTACACTAATTTCTGCTTTTTTCTTCATATACCTTTTAGAATAAGACGTTCGGACAAACACATTGTCAATTCGGCGGATACTTGCACATCCACATCACCAAGTTTAGCATGAATTGCATCAGGAATCAATTCGGTCATCAGTTCAAAGAACCGCTCATCATCCATAATATAATCGGCAACATCCTTAGAGAGTGCCTCGGACAGTTTGATGATTGTAGATTGAGAGAGTGCCATAATCAAACAGGAGTGACTTCAACAGAACGGATCAGATTAGTGCGGTCTTGTGCCAAATAATCATCGGCAATTTTACCACAGGAAGAACGTGAACGAATCAGTTTTTCCTCAAACAGATTCTCATCTTCATCAGGAACCCAATACTCAATCACCATGCGATAGTTGTTCATTTGCGAGGAAACTTCAGGTTGTACTTGGAAATCAGAAGATCACGGACAAGTTCACGATCAATACTATCACCACAGAACTCCTCATTCTTGATTTGAAGAATCTGAATGATGTCGTTGGTTGCCTGCTGAATCAGAGGCAGAGTTGCACCCATCGGATAGATGCCTTGAGGACCGTAGAAAGAAAGAACGTAATCGTAGAATTCAGTCATTTTGGAATACAGAATGCAGAGTAATTACCACCAACATAACCGCTAATCCATTTACCTCCATTGGAAATACAATTCACCTTATCCTGATGAATTCCGTTTGCAATCAGAATAAACAGACCAACAAACAGAAGAATCACAAGAACAGGTTTTACAATGTCTTCGTCAATCATTTCAGTTACCATCAGCAATGTCGTTGAGAATGCGGCGGGCAAACTTCATAAAGTCGTATGAAGTTACAGTTTCAGTTTTACCGTGATCGAAGCAATAACCATCAAGCAGTTCAGATTGATTGTAGGTGTTGACAATCAGCAGGCAGGCATCATACAGTGCCGCCTGGTGCTCTTCCTTGGATCGAAACTGAATGGCGTTGTAGGAGGGGAGAGTCACGGTCGGGGTTCCGTTGATTACCTTGTAATTATACTGCCCTCAGCAGGCGGTTCGGAAACCAGTGTGCCACCTCTTGAACTGGCACATCCTGCTTCTCCTGCAGGTACTCCAGATATAGCGTCTCTTCCTGTTCCCGTGCCTCTATTTCGTGTGGTTGATGCCAATACTCGTAATTTTCAACCGGTTCTTTAGAATAACACAATTTTCCGTAACGCATCCGCAGCGAACCTGCCACCCATTGGCGCAGGTGGGTCAGTTCGTGCAAAAGAGTTTGTATATACAACTCCTCATCCATATGAGTCTGAAGTTCAATCAAAAACTCACGGGGGCGTTGAGTTTCTCCAGATACATCACAATAACCATAGGCACCCTCACGCTTCATTCCACGATGCAGAATTTCTACATCAATCTTATGGCGTGGAAGAAACTTATTCAGAAACCAAAAGGTAACGTCCTCACAGAGGCGCTTAGAATAACCGTATCCAGAATGCGTGACGTAAGACATTGACCCCAGTGCAAAAACCAAATGAACGAAGAAATGAAGACAAATTTATCAGTTTTGGTCATTATCTGTTGAATGTAGACAGTAATTAAAGTACAATGCAAATGACGCCAATCCTAACCACCAGAGAAAAATTGTAATCATAATCAGCAGGCGAATGCAAGTCCTCCAAGTGATGCTCCGAGAGCAGTTGCCCAACCACGATTGTTGGAATTATTAGGAGTGCTAGTCATAGAGCGTCCAATTGCTCCTCCAAGTGTAGCACCTAACAGAGTCCGAACTGGATTGCAGTTAGGGTTTGTTGCCCTTCCAACATAACCATTTCCTCCACCATAATATCCATTATTATATTGATTAGGGTTCCAACTACCACCGGCAACTTGATTGCAAGGAACATTATAGGATTGAGTCTGAACTCCACCCGGATAATAGTTTCCGTACTGATCATAACCACCAGGAACATATACTTCCTGATATTGAGTACAGACTCCGTAGTTATTCACTTGCTGTGCCATCACGGGCATCGGAGCAAACAAAAGTGTAGAGAGAAGAAGAAGTTTTTTCATTGATCAGCGAGCATACAGATAAGAACCTGCCCAATCAGCATTCTCAAACAACCATTCACGCTGCTCAATGATGCGAAGGTCATAACGAACACCTTTGGCAGGAGATTTCCAACTGGCAGACTTATAAACTTCACCAGTCTTCTTATCTATAAAAGCGTGAACCGAACGAGAACCATTGGCATTCATAATGATCTTATGATACTTTCTACCAGTCTCAGGGTAGAATTCATAATCACAAGTACCTTGCTTCAGTTTAGCAATACATTCTTCGTGGTAATCTGCACTACCACTATAAAAAGTAATAGCAGGATTTTCTTCACACAACTCAATGTTACGCTCATGATGTCGAATAGAGTAATCAATGAAGTTCTGACGCAGTGCCTCACAAAGGGCGTAGGTGTGCCCCAGAACGGCAGTGGCGATGTCTTTCCGTGCCTCAGCAGCAGCGGCGTAGTCAGCAAAGGTGGTTGTCATTGGGTTTGTTGCGTATGAAGGTATTATAGGGCATCCAGAGGGGTCTGGAGTGCCCTGTGTGCCAGTTACTGAACTGTCCTAGGAGCAGGAAGTTTGGGTGCATTCATTTCTACAGTAGTTTTCTGTAGGTTAAGCATCATACCATCTAAAGCACCAGCAACCGGACTAAATCCAATGGTGGAAACAATAATTCCGAAAATAGTCCCGGAAATAAAGTTAATCATTTTCGAATTTCAACAGTGCTTTTCAAGAGTTCATCATACTTCTTTTTATTATGATAACTGAGAACAATATCGGCAACACAATAACCGAAGGCAAAACCTGCCATAATAGTAGTAACCATAATTAGTCTCCAGAATTAAACAGCAAGAGCAGCAGAAGGAATCTCAGCAATAGTGGGCATAGTGTTCTCTTCAAATTCATGACGATCCCAGCACACCCATTCACCGTTCAGAGTATAAAGATAGGCATACTCTTCACCTTCTGCAAGGTAATCATAACGATTGGCATCAAGGCGAGGAGGGCAATCCTCACCGCGCTGAGAATAATACATCGGACCGTACTTCTTCACGGTGCAATCATCATTCTCATCACGTTTTGCGTCCCAAACTTCATCGGTCCAGCAGCAAGACATATCACCACCATCAATCAGTTCGGCAGCAAGTTCTTTGCTATTGTAGTGAGTGTTCAGGATACGACCCAACCATTCGGGATAACCATCCCAGTGATGGTAGGAAGACAGAACAGAACCGTCAGAGAGTTCAAGACCAATGCGAGAGCGGGTTGCCATGAGGCGTTTCGTTGATTACCTTGTTATTATAGAGTATCCTGCTGGGCGTGGAAGGTGCCTTGTGCCACTTCCTCAACTGGCACCCACTGATACGGAAATTTGATAGGTTGATCGAAAAAATATTCAATTTCAGGATGTAAGGCATCACATCTAAGGAAATTACCTTTTTTCAAGATATTCTTACCAGAAGAATCCATAACATCTTCGGCATCACCAAAAATAGGATTAATTAAAACTAATTTATAGCAAATGTCACATACATTCAATCTATGACACATTTCATAAAAATTATCTTCCATATATTCAACACCATAGATGTTGCATAATGGTACACCCCTCTCAATCAGGGGTATAAGTAGATTTCCTGTGCCAGCACAAAAATCTATCCAGGTCTTATCTGGATCAAATGCTTCAGAAGGAACTTGATCTAGAATTTCATTGACAAGAGATAGAGGAGTGAAAACTTCTCCAGTTTCATCAATCCGAGATTGATCTCTATCAATCTCGGATCCTGTATTTTTATTATGCTCATTAATTTTAGACATTATACAAATTGTTGTTGACTATTAATAGACACAAACTCAGAGCGTTTAGAAGTATATGGATGATTACCAGATTCAATCATTTCAATTTCATTGATTGCCTCTTCGGAAAGATTAAGTGCTTGGTAAATTTCCCCATCAGTGCTAGTAGGATTCAATCCAAGTTTGTATGGATTAGGCACATACATAAACGTTCCTTTAGGAGTTCTGAAGTTACTCCACTTTGTTGACATTATAATTGCCCAACCAACTTTAGAACGAAGAAAGTTGATAATTGTTTGACCCTCTTCCTCAGACTCTACAATCATACTCAAACACCCACAACCACTTCCATGTTTACCATCATCGTAAATTGCATAAGGATAACCACCTTCAGGAATCATTACTTTCTTTTTACCGGCAATTTCTTCTTGAAGTCTGCTGCTATAATGTTTTATCACTTTATCATGATTAATGGTATTGATGATTAAGTAATCATGTCCTTCCTTGGGTTTTGTGGAAACCCAGTAGTTTTTGGCAATAGCATCGGCAGACCTATAACGAACGAAGTCCAAACCAGGAGTAAACTTTTTAAGATCTTTCCACATATGATATGCAAAGTTTGGAATACAATTCCAATCACTCAGATCAATCTCAATAAATTTACCTTCACCCTCAAAACGAATCTGAGTAGGTCCAACATAGGGTTCATTCTTAGTGATGTACCAATCATAACGAGTTCCTGCATTGAAAGTCTTAAGACCTTCGGTGGAACTGTGTATACTCAGAACTTGAATATTCTTAGAGAAGAGAATGTCATGAATCTCAGAATACCGACCAGCATTACCATTACGCCACCCAGAAGGATGGATATTTACAACATAACCACCTTCCTTAACACGGTTGAAGATCTCTTTGACGTGATGCTGCCAAATAGGATTACCGGTGTTTTGAGAGTTTTGGAACGGAGGATTGTTTACGGAAACATCAAATTTCATATTAGGAAAGGCAGTTTTAATTTCTTCTGAGGATTTTATGACGGTGAAGTTGTCGGGTTGCCAAAAAATCTTGGCACGTTGAAGATACATTTCATTTTTTTCACCGCCATACAAACGACCAATGATATTTTCTTTGCTATGACCGTATTTAATCAGGCGAGAAAAGATACTTTTTAGGAATGTTCCAGAACCCATTTGAAAGTCTACAAAAGTGGTGGTAGAACTTACAAACAGTTCTTCAGGCAACAAATCAATCAGATCAACAATCAATTGTTCAGGGTGAACATCAAGACGAATAGAAGTCATTTAGTAAGATTCCAAGATGAATTTTGTCGGTCATTCCAAACTTTCATGTGCGATTCGATTATCTGTTTGTCAATGAAACCCTCAGAGACAAAAGTATTCAAATCGTTTGCACCCACACCCAACTCAGAACAAAAATCAAGTTCAAGTTCCGAGTTACTCTTTAGAACAGAAATTGCATCGTCAAAAGAGTTTGTTAGTGTTGCCTCTGCAAGATAGTGCATCTTGCTTGAAATTTGGCGGAGTTTATCATTTAATTCTTGATGAAGATTTTTCTTCAGTTTTTCAATTTTAGCATGTTCTTTCGATCCTGTGTCAAGAAATGTTTTTCCTTTTTTAAGGTCATTAGCACACTCAAGTTTTTGACGGAGTTTTACATTAAGACCTGCAAGAATTTCAACCGTCTCACTCTCAGGATTCATGATATCGACAGTCAATATTCTTTCTTTATTGACTATCATGTAGTGAGAACTGGAACTGTTAAAGATCTCACGACAGTAATCATCAACGGTCAGTTGAACTCGATGTCCATTTTCATCCAAATCCAAGAAAGGAAAAGTTGGAACAACATGTTTCAGTGCAGATTCAAAATCACATTGATGCTTATTGGCATACTTTTTTGCAGTTTCGGCAACAATATCGAACAACCGTGTATCACGTTGACCATCAATACTCATTGTGACAACGTGCCCAACAGTTTTGTTGGCACCAATTGTTGAAACCCGACTGATTTTTTGAGTCAAAGGTCCAATTTCACCCCCATCATAGGCAATTAGTACCACATTGATTTCTGGAATTGAGAAACTTCGTTGGCACATAGCGGACGAAATGATCCATACTCCCCTTTTGCCCTCAATTTTAGTGGCACGATTAATCTCACCACGGACATATCTTTCAGATTCTCTGTTAGTAGTATAATCACCATTGACTACAATTACTTTATACTCGTCACCAAGACATACTCGTGCAATTTCAGCAAGTTTTTCCATCTCTTCTTTATTCATACTGACACACATCAAAACAGATTTGACGGTATCATTAATTTGATGCTCTAGTGCATATTTGTGTGTGTCATAAATTTTTGCCTTGATCAGTTCTGGGGTAATTTTTCCAACAAGTGAATTGAAGAGGGATTTCCAGGTAGATTTATTGAAATTTACATCCTTAGAAATCTTAATAAGAGAAGGGTATAAATCGGGATCAACTCCCAAATTCATCATTGCTTGCGCTTCTTTATAGAAGGAAAAACGATGAAAAATAATTTCAACGATTTTTTTCTCTCTTTCAATATCACGCTCGATGGCATGAAGGCGTTGTAAAACGTCGTTAAGAATCAGGTTCATAATTAGGAAGAAGCGGCACAGATCATATCAAAGTAAGAGTATGCAAGAAAAGCATCAGGAGGTTTTTTTCCTGCTGCCCTCTCACTGTTGGTTCCAGTAGTTAAAATGTGAACGTTGTCACCAATAAATTTGTTAAGAACTTCGGTGCTGTTATCAGTATGGGCACCGTAATCTGCTTCATCAGTCACAATAAATTTACTAGAGAAATTTTTGATGAGTGCTGAATTTTTATCTACATTTGAACTACCGCATAGAGAGGCAACAATTACGATTTTAGCATCAGTTTCTAGTGCATCTTCAAATTTTTCTCCAAAGTCTTTATCAGACAATTCAAGAAAAATCCAGTTCTCAAAGAGAGAATATCGGAAAAGTTCTTCCTTAAAACTATTGAAAGAACTCAAAAAATAGGAGGAAACTACCATGACTTTGTAGTCCAACAGACTGTGCAACACAAGGTAAAGCAAAGTTTTACCAAAACGTGCAGCAAGTTCTGCCATGATTCTAACTTTACCGCAGTAAATCTCCTTGATAATGGATTCTAAAATTTCAATTTGCCAGATTACAAGTTTAATGTCCCTACGAATGTTTTTTCCTTCAAGTTCTGCTCTCCAAAGTTCTGCTGGATTATTATTAGGAAAATATAGAAATTCGTTACCAGCAGAAGAATCTTTTAACCAAATTGCTTCTCCAGAGTCGTGCAATTTTTGCATGACTCGTTGGTCATACCTTTCGATTTTAGCAAATTCAGAAGGAATCCATGAAAAAATTACAAGCGGTTCACGATTATTGGTCAGATTTTTAAACCTTTTAGATACACATTCAGTCTGTCCGTTCTTGTAGATTCTTTTGGCGTAATCACTTTCATTTGTCCAAACATAGAATCCAACTTCACTAAACTTAAGGTCGTCCGCAACTTTTTGGTTGAGAGCATAAACTCCTTGACGAATTTTAACGAAGTCTACTTTAAGATCCTCCCAATCTAAATCAATAACTTCAGAATCCATAATCTTTGTTTTGTATGTACGTATTATAAAGGGTCCTCAGTGCCCTGAGAACCCCCTGTGTGCCACTTTGTAAACTGTCCTCAGTCGTCGTAGATTCTACACTCTAGTGCATCAGGATGGGTATCACAATACAGTTCAAGAGGTGTAGGATCGTGATCATCTTCTGGATGATGTTGCTTATATACTTGCAATGCTTCTAATTCTTCTGCAGTATGACGGCGTGTCTGCGGAGAAATAGTAGGATCATCAAGAAGTTGCTTATCCTTCTCAATGTG